GAAGTTCCTACAATCGAAGAACCAGCTATGTTAAACGAAGCACCTGTTCCAGGTAATTTGGAAGACATGACTAAGGTACAACTTGAGGCATTAGGTCGTCAAAATGGTATCGAACTTGACCGTAGGAAGGGTAAAAAAACTTTGATAGATACAGTTAAGAAAGTACTGAAATCATAATCAAAGTGAAGTAGTCTATGGAAATACAATTAACTGAGGATAACATCCCACTATATGCCGCCAAGCATTATTACAATCCACTTGGATCGGATCATGAAGAGTTTATAGAAGACTTAAAGAGACTGAAATACGTTAAGCGGTTGGTGAACAGATTTACTGAAACAGGATATCTGGCTGACCGCCTAATACTCAATCATCTGATTGTTATTCATAATGTGTTCGGTGTACAGCCAGGTGTGGCTATGTTGAGGATCAAATTGACAGATGACCAAATGTGTGTCATTAAACCCTTCTTGGTTTTTCTACGGTACATTACGAATGAAGAAATCACTAATGTGCCTATGGATCCTATAGTGGTCGAAAGGTTAAGGAATATATAAATGGGCATACTATCAAGAGCAGGAGACCTAGTCTATACATTGCGTTTTCTCAGGCTTTTAACAACGCCTTTTGAGAACACGACTGCGTATGAGATGGGTCTTATTGATGATAAAGGTAAGGTTCTAAAGAAAGCTTCTACACCAGAAGAAAAGAGTGCACACAATGCATTCCATAAGCTCGTATTTAATATTAAGAAACTAATACCAGGAAAACGATTTGGTTCGTATGCCGCCGCACTATATCTTCTTAAAGAGAAGTATGGAGTATCTAACTTCGAAAAGATCTTAAAGGAGAGTGGTATAGATACACTAGACTTTATGGCAGAAGATAGTGAGTGGTTTGTATTAGAGAATAAACAATTATCCCCTGGCGTGTACAGGGTAAATGGTGACAAAGTAATTAATGATACATGTGAAGAAGTTGTTACCAAAAGAGATCAGGTAAGAATTAAAGAAGACTCTTTCCCTATCGGAGATGTCCTAGGATTGGACATTTATGAGGTAACTCATATGAGAACAGGTAAAGAGATCTACATCACGGCAGGAGAATTAATCAGATGATTAAAGAAGATGCACCTACTAACTCAGTGGCACATGGCGGTGTTGATATGGCACCCAATGCAGTACCTAAACCTAAAGAGATTAGTGTAACAGATAAAAGACATTCTAAAAAGAAACAACCAGTGTTGTTAAAGAGATTTAGAAAGTTTCAAGAGGGTTGGAAGAATGGCTAAAGTATACCTATTCATAATCCTAGTATCTATCTTAGGATCCAGTGGATATGGTGGATACAGATATTACTTATGGTCTCAAGAGACTATGAACACACTTCGTGAGAACAATGTGAAGTTAGAAGCTGTTACAGTTACACAGGCTAACACCATCAAAGAGATGACAGAGAATGCAGAACGTAATGAAGCATTAAATGCAAACCTAACTAAAGCACTACAGAACTCACAAGTACACTTGGATGCTTTGAGAAGTAAATTCTCGAAGATTGATTTAACTATGGAAGCTATAACAAACCCACAAGGTTTGGAAGAAAGGGTTGACAATGCAGTCGCTAGACTTATTAAAAGAATTGAAGATGAAACATCTCCTCCTACTGACACCGATGATGCTGATGGGGTGTCTGGGCAGTAACGTAGAACCGAAGGTAATTACGCAAACAGAATTTGTGCAACAATCTGTGCCTATCCAAGCCAGACCTAAAGGTGTGGCTATGCCACCTGTAGATTGGTATGTGGTTAATGGAGATAACGTTGACGAATTCCTACAGAGAGTTCAAGACGATACTGGACAACCAGTCTTCTTTGCTATTACACCTAAAGGATATGAGAACCTAGCACTAGGCATTGGTGACCTACGCCGATACATCAAAGACACTCAGGCTATTGTTGGATACTATGAGGAAGCTCTAGATCCAAAGGAAGAGCCAACTGAGGAATAGTGTCACATGTAGTGAATTAATTTGATTATTTACTACATTTAGCTATTTACAAAGACTCAATAATGCTATATAATACTACCAATTGGGATGAGTATCCTCTCATCCCATTTTCTATGGAGAATCCCCTACATGCTGTTCGAAGAACAAATTTCAAGAAAGCCAGATCTCTATCCATGGACTAAACAGTTCATTGAGGCGATATGGAAAGGCTTTTGGACACCCGAAGAATTCAATTTCCGCTCAGACTATTCACAATTTAAAAATGATTTAACTCCCGCAGAACAGCAAGTTGTTGTTAAAACAATGTCTGCAATTGGTCAGATCGAAATCGCAGTTAAATCCTTTTGGGCAGATGTAGGCAATAACTTACCACACCCATCAATCAAAGATCTTGGTTACGCTATGGCTAACTCAGAAGTCATTCACAATATGGCATATGAAAAGATCCTAGACGTATTGCATCTTACTCATGTATTTGAGGAGAACCTAAACGTTGACGTTATTAAAGGTCGTGTGGATTATCTTCGTAAGTACAATAAGAAAGTTTACAAAGATGCACGTAAACAATACATTTATTCAATTGCCCTCTTTACATTGTTTGTAGAAAATGTTAGTCTGTTCTCGCAGTTCTATATCATTATGCACATGAATCGTAATAAGGCAGTGATGAAGGACTGTGCACAACAAGTACAATATACACGTAATGAAGAGATGCTACATGCTCAAGTGGGTATCAAGCTGATTCAAACATTGCGTGAAGAGTATCCAGAATTGTTTGATGATGAAATGGAACAGCGTATCAAAGAAGAGTGTGTAGAATCTCTACGTGCAGAAAGCAAAGTAATTGATTGGATTATGGACGGACACTCTGCACCCGGACTAAGTGCTGATATCCTAAAGTCTTTCATTGCAAAACGCATGGCAGACAGCATGGATTCTATTGGCATAGATAGTTCTGAAATCGTATATGATGAAGGACACATTGAAGAGACTTTTTGGTTTGATGAAGAACTGTATGGTGCAAACATGACAGACTTCTTCCAGAAACGTCCTGTTGAGTATGCAAAAGGTAAAGGCATTTCCGCCGATGACTTATTTTGAGGAGTAGATAATGGGCTTTGAATGGGCTAACGAAGATTCACGGACATTCCTGTCTCGTGGATACATTGACGGTAACATGACCGTTGAAGAAAGAGTACGTAACATTGCACAAGCGGCAGAGAAGTCTCTTGGCATTGAAGATACAGGTTGGAGTGATAAGTTCTATGACTATATGAGTCGTGGTTTCTATTCACTATCAAGTCCTGTATGGGCTAACTACGGAACACAAAAGGGATTACCTATCTCATGTAATGGTGTGTTCATTGATGATGACATGGAAAGCATCTTAGGTAAGGTTGCTGAAGTTGGAATGCAAACAAAGATGGGTGCAGGAACTTCGGGTTACTTTGGTGCATTACGTTCACGTGGCACACCTATCAAATCAGGTGGTACGGCAGATGGTCCTGTACACTTTATGAACTTAACTGAAACTACTGTAGATGTGGTTGCACAGGGTAATGTTCGTAGAGGATCCTTTGCGGCATATCTTGACATTGAAAGTCCAGACATCATGGAGTTCCTTGAGTGTCGTGAAGAGGGTTCTTCTATTATCAATCTAAGCCTTGGTGTTACGATTGGTGATGAGTGGATGCAGTCTATGATTGATGGAGATGCTGACAAACGTACCATTTGGGCAAGGATCTTACGTAAACGCCGTGAAAGTGGATACCCTTACTTGTTCTTTAAAGACACAGTAAACAATGCACGTCCTAAAGCACTACGTGATCAGAATATCCCTATTTGGGCATCTAACCTATGTTCAGAGATTGCACTACCATCATCAGAAGATGAATCATTTGTATGTAACCTAGCTTCTATGAATTTGCTCAAGTATGACGAGTGGAAAGAAACAGATGCTGTTGAAGTTATGATCTGGTTCCTTGATGCAGTTATGGAAGAGTACATCGAAAAGACTGATGGTATCAAGTTTATGGAAGCATCAAACAATTTTGCTAGACGTTGGAGAGCATTAGGTCTTGGTCAACTTGGTTGGCATTCATATCTACAATCTAGAATGATCCCATTTGAGTCATTTGAAGCACATATGCTCACCGTAGAGATTTCTAAGTTTATTGAAGATCGTTCCCATGCCGCATCTAAAGAGTTGGCTATCGAATATGGCGAACCAGAAGGTATGCTTGGTTATGGTATGCGCAATCTCACAACTTGTGCAATTGCTCCGACAACAAGTTCTTCTTTCATCTTAGGTCAAGTATCGCCATCTATTGAACCGTTAGCATCTAACTACTTCACTAAAGATCTTGCCAAAGGTAAGTTTACATATCGTAATCCGTATCTTGATGCAGTGATTAACGAATACCCTGTAGATCATAAAGAAGTATGGATGTCTATCCTAAAGCATGGCGGATCTGTTCAGCACCTAGACTTTCTTTCTGATAACGAAAAGAGTGTATTTAAGACGTTCAGTGAAATCACACCACTAGTAATTGTCCAACAGGCAGGTGCAAGGCAGAAATATATAGATCAAGCACAAAGTTTAAACATTATGATTCACCCCGATGTATCCGCTAAAGATGTGAATGCATTGATTATTGAGGGTTGGAAATTAGGTGTTAAGACGTTTTATTATCAGAGGTCTGCTAATCCAGCACAAGAACTGGTAAGAGACATCATGAACTGTGCGGCATGTGAGGCATAAGAAGGAACACAATGGCAAGAGCAACTAAGATTGAATGTCCGATATGTGGCGAAGAGACACTAGTGGAAGTAATATCAGGCGAAGACCCCAACCACTGTCCCATGTGTGGACATCCAGTTATTATTGAAGAAGACGGATATGACGAGGAAGATGACTACTAAATAGCACTGTAATATGAGGTGATCTATGTGGTTATATGAAAATAAAGAATTTAAGCCCACCCACGAGGAGTTATCCCAATGGGTGGGTTTTGTGTATGAAATTACTGATACCGCTAACGGTATGAAGTATATCGGTAAGAATACCTTTTGGTCTAAACGCCGACTAGCCCCACTCAAGGGAAAGACTAGAAAACGTATCGTAGTAAAAGAATCCGATTGGATGGAATACTACGGATCCAACGAAGCAATCAAACAAATACTGACAGAAGACGTTGCAGAACGTTTTAGCCGTTCTATCGTGCGTTTATGTACAAGTAAGGGGGAAATGTCTTATATGGAAGCTAAAGAACAATTTGATAAAAACGTCCTTTTTGACCCGAATTATTATAATGAATTCATAGGGTTAAAGTGCCACTCAAAGCACGTTTCCCATTTAGCCCCGGAAATGATCAATGGTAGACGTTAAAAGAGCTAACGAACTGCATTGGGCAGTCAAAGGTCATCTGATACCAGAGGTATATGACTTAGACGAAATCCAAAGGATCTATGATAGCTACCTGTTACGTATGTGGGGAAACCACGAATACTGTTATAGATTAGAAGGTTTCGAAGAAGCTTGGGAAGAACGTCAAATGCGAAAGGTTGTAATGAAAGGTTACGATTAACACTTGACACACTATTTGTCATATGCTATATTAGTTATGATAACAAATAGGAGTGATTCGAATGGATGATATCATAACATATAAAGGTCAAGAGTTTGACGGTATTCATGGAGGACCTTTTGACAGGGGCATTATGGATTCTTATTATCGTAGGGGTTATAGTCCTCACAAGTATCCTAACGGAACTCACAACCTACCACGTATCGATAAAGATAATGGGCTGACTGCCGATGAGACTCATGCATACTGTATGGGATTTGAATATAATGAAGAATGTGGAGATTATAAAGAATGGTAAAACAGAAAATGTTTGTTGCAAAATACATGCTATTTAATGGTGTATCCAAAGAAGCTTACTTTACATCGAATAAAGAAGCAATGAAATGGGTTACTGAAGCAAATAGTAGTAATCTACTAGAAAGCTTTATCATCGATAATCGTGATGTTGGAATGGAAGAGTTCATATGATATTAATTGATTACAATGCTATTGCGGTAAGTACGTTTCTATCGTCAAAGGTAGATCCAACTGAAGATGCTTTACGGCATATGATTCTTAACCAGATCCGTATGTATCGTGCCAAATACTTTAAAGAGTTTGGTGAGGTATGTATTGTTGCTGATGGTACAGGAAACTTCCGCAAAGATATCTTTCCACAATACAAACATAAGCGTAGGAAGTCACGTGACGAAGGTAGTATTGATTGGAATGAAGTGTTTCGTTGTATCAATCTTATTCGTGATGAGATCCGTGATAACTTTCCATATCGAGTCGTACATCAAGAAGGTTGTGAGGCCGATGATTCTATTGCGCAAATTTGTTACAACACACAAGAGTTTGGTTGCTATGAGCCAGTGATGATTATATCTGGTGATAAAGACTTTGCTCAACTACAAACACTGAAGAATGTGCAACAGTATTCTCCTGTCACAAAAAAGATGATAGTAGAGCCAAACCCACGTTTCTTTTTAGAAGATCATATCCTTAAAGGTGATGCTTCTGATGGTGTTCCTAATGTACTGAGTGACGATAATGTGTTTGTTGATGAACGTAGACAGAATACCTTAACTGCTAAAAAGAAAGCAATGCTTATGGAAGATCCATCTGCACTAGGAGACGAAGTCCTACGTAACATACATCGTAATCGTAAGCTGATAGACCTCAAAGAGTGTCCAGAAAGTGTAAAACAAGATATTATAAATAACTACGATAGTCAAGACCCTTCAGCTAATAATACTAAGGTTCTTAATTATCTCTTGACTAATCGATGTAGATTATTAATTGAAAGTGTAGGAGAGTTTATTTAACATGACACTAGTTTATGAAGTTCTGCAAGACGTTCTAAATGCAGAGACAAAAGAGGATCGAATTAAGATTCTTAAAAAGAATGAATCATGGCCTTTAAAGGACATTATTCGTGGAACCATGGACGAGACAGTAAAGTGGAATTTACCAAAAGGTGCTCCACCATATACGCCTAACGTAGAAGGTTCCGCACCATCATCCCTAGCAAAACAACATAAGAAGTTTGTCAACTTTGTAAAAGGTGGACCCGGTGACAACTTGCCGCCTATTCGAAGAGAGAACTTGTTTGTTGAAATCTTAGAAGCCATACATCCCAAAGATGCGCTCTTGGTGATTGATATGATCAATAAGAAACGGATGAAGGGTTTGACCCGAAAAGTTGTTTATGAATCCTTCCCAGGATTACTCAAGGATGCCTCTGGCTAATGAATAACCAAAAACTGTAACCAACTAACCGAGGTCATCCCATTAATGGGTTGGCCTTTTTTACTTTAAGGAAAACTAACTAATATGATATCAGCACAAATTGAGCGTCTCAAAAGAGACTCACGTGAACTAACAACATATTCAAAGAAACTGGCTAAAAAGGGTAGAAGCGACTTAGTCCATAAGATTATGTTAAAGAAAGAGTTCATTGATCAGCACATAGCGGATGTAGTGTCGGAGCAAAATAAGTTAAATTAATCTAAAGGAATCGCTTGACACCTTTGCTGATTGTGTGTATAATAAGATAACATTGTTAGCAAAGGTGGAGAGTATTATGAATATCTTTATATTAGATAAGTGTCCTGTCAAATCAGCACAGATGCAGTGCGATAAACATGTAGTTAAAATGATCCTAGAAAGTGGTCAAATGCTATCTACTGCACACCGTATGTTAGACGGTAAACTAACAAAACGTCCATCACAATCAGGCAAGACTATGTCTAAGTATTGGGAGCTATCAGATCCTATTATGGAAAAAGCACTATACAAAGCTGTGCATACTGGTCACCCATGTACTGTATGGACTATGGAAACTAATTCTAATTACAATTGGCATTACAAACACTTCATTGCTCTATGCGATGAGTATACCAAACGTTATGGTAAGGTGCACATGACAGATACTAAACTGCGTGATATACTACGCCGCCCACCTGTAATGACTAACTACAGTAATGAGCGCACACCTTTTAGACTTGCTATGGGTGCATCACCAGAATGTATTGACCATTCAGATCCTATCGGTTCATACCGTAAGTTCTATCAAACCAAGCAAGAGCGTTTCTCTATGACTTGGACTAACTCTATCGTTCCAGATTGGTTTAGATATAACGTAGCTATATAAGAGCATAACAGATAATGGATGGATCATGCCAGTATATACAATAAGAGACAAGCATAGCGGTGAAGAGTGGGATACCGTAATGTCATTTGGTGCTCTACAAGACTATCTCGAAGAAAACCCCAACTTAGTTCAAGCTTTATCAACACCCAAGATTGTTGCACAAACAGGTGGTACGTTGTCTAGAACATCAGATGGTTGGAAAGATCATCTAAACAATATGCATAAACATGCGGGACGAGAAAGTAAAATTAAAACATGAGTCGGAAGCAGACTACCAAGAGCATGATCCTACGTTTGGATAACATGTCAGAATTTGAACCTATTACCGACAATCAAGCACTAGCATGTGAAGCATGGGAAGAAGGAGACAATCTTGTTTTATCAGGATCAGCAGGAACAGGTAAGACTTTTCTTGCTATCTCTTTAGGACTTGAAGAAGTTCTTGACAAAGAGACAGAATATGATAAACTAACAGTTATAAGATCTATTGTTCCAACAAGGGACATTGGGTTTTTGCCAGGAAATGAAGACGAAAAGAAACAAGCGTATGCATCACCCTATATGGGTATCCTAACTGAGTTGTTCCAAGACAATCAGGCATGGATGAAGCTACAGGCTTCTAACAGCATAGCGTTTGAAAGTACGTCATTCATTCGTGGTATTACATTAAATGACACGATTATTGTCGTTGACGAAATGCAGAACTTGACCTTTCACGAGTTGGATTCGGTTATCACTCGTATTGGCAACAACTGTAAGATTATCTTCTGCGGAGATTTCCATCAGTCGGATTTCCGCTTTGAAGACGAGAAGAATGGACTGCCACCTTTTTTGAATATTCTTGAGCAGATGAGAGACTTCACGACTGTAAATTTTGATTGGAAAGACATTGTACGATCAGGTATTGTACGAGACTATATAATGACTAAGGAAATGAATGGAATAAGGTAATGGCTAAATTTGCTAGGTACGATCCAAGAAACAAGAAGATGAATAGGAATAAGACGAAAGCAATCAATAAAGATTTCCGTATTAAACCTATTGAGAAGAAAGTGAAAGATATAAAGAATGAGGAAGTTCAATCACACTCCACTGGACTTAGGGTATGAAGATTTACTTGCTGAAACCGCATCAACTGGTAGAACGTATGTATGTCCAGAAGGTAATAGATATCCTAGTATCACCACTGTGCTATCAATACTCAGTCGGGACTCAATCGCAAAATGGCGAAAAAAAGTAGGTGAAGAGGAAGCTAATAGGGTTTCACATCGTGCTTCTACAAGAGGTACGGCAGTTCACGACATTGTTGAAAAGTATTTAGATAATGAAAACATAGATCCAACTAAATATACATTAGATGTAATACAAAGTTGGATGAACCTTATGCCCATCTTAGATGAGCGTATTGGCGACATCTTTATTCAAGAAGCTCCACTCTACTCCAAACATCTTGGTGTGGCAGGTAGAGTTGACTGCGTTGGATACTTTGATGGTGTGCCTAGTATAATTGATTTTAAAACGAGTAAAAGACCGAAGAAACGTGAATGGGTAACAAGTTATTTTGCACAAGAAGCCGCATATGCAATTATGTGGGAAGAAAGAACTGGAATGCCTATCACAAACCTTGTAACAATAATGGATGTAGATGGACATGAACCTGTCGTATATAAAGAACACCGTGATACTTGGGTCCCCAAGTTACTTGAGACAATTGATCTCTACTGGAATGACAAAAAGAAAAACACTCTCAATTAAACAATGGGAACGTAAACGGAATGGGAAGATGAACCTTGTATGGATGCTTGGTTCATTCTACTGTTTAAACAACTGGACTGATTGGAAACTAGGAAAATGAATATCTTCTCCATCTTAAACCTACGTACTGAATTTGATGAAGTTATGCGTAAGTCTAATAAGTCATGTAAAAGTGATATAGATAGTTTAAGAGCTTTTGTAAAGCAATGTACTAGACCGTCTAAGGCATGTGTATTGGCTAAAGCTATTATAGGAGAAATCAATGGAACAGAAACCAAATTCGTTCGGGGTGACACCAAAGGTACTATGCGCAGACTCTGACCTTAATAAGGCAGACAGTAATAACGATGGTGTTATCACAGACGCAGAAATAGCTCGTCAAGAGAGAATGATTCGTCTCGAAAACGAAGATAAAAAAGAAGATGCCCAACGACAAATGGCTTGGTTTTGTCTTGTGGGAATGCTTGGATATCCGTTTGCAGTTATCCTAGCCGTTGTGTTTGGAGTAGACAGTGCCGCTAAAATCCTAGGAGATATGGCGGGCGTATATTTCATTGCGGTTGCAGGAATAATTGCGGCATTCTTTGGTGCCGCCGCTATCAAGTCTAACGCCGCCGCCAAGAAGTAATTATGAAAGTTTGTTATGAAAAGATTAATCTATCAAGTGTATGTTGGGGCAAGATCTAACTTATACGATTGGTGTACTGAAAGTGTAAAGGCATATGCAGAAAGCATTAATGCCGATTATATCTTACAGACAATGCCCAAACTGTTTATCAAACCAGATCCCTTTACTACTAATCGTAGTGAGGGTGCTTCTCGTTTAGGATACCTTCCTATCTTTGAGAAAGAGAATGCCTTTGAGTATTTCCCTGAGTATGATCAGATAGCTATCATTGACAGTGACATCTACATTCGTGAGAACTCTCCCAATGTATTTGATGAGATAGGTGATAACGACTTCGCAGGTGTCTATGAACGTGAGATGCCAGTCACTCCCGAATACGCTAATAAGATCCGTAACTATTCTAGAATGCAGTATAGTTCTCTTGACGGTCAGTCAGGTATGGACTTCGACTTCGATCATCCTAATGGTGGTGCGTTTATGAATATGGGCATGATGGTCATGAATAAATCGTTCTCAAAACAATTAAATGGTATGTCACCCAAAGAGTGGATCACCCAACCTATGTTTAAAGCATTCGTTGATGGTAAGGGTACGTGGAAGTGGTCAACAGATCAGACACTGCTTAACACATTTATTAACATGAATAAGATCAGTGTAAAACATCTTGACTATAAGTTCAATGCATTGTATACTGCAATTCCTAATGACTATTTGAAAGAAGCACATTTTATCCACTTCTTCCTTAAGGATAAGCTTCCTAACAGAGGTGAGAATGTAGAGGAGCTAAAGCAAATTGTCTAATCTAATATATCAATACTATCAAGGGAATGTAACTACTGGCATATGGGCAGGGGTTAAACTCATGAAAGCCTATGCTGAAAGAATTGGTGCTGAGTACATTTTTGATAACAATCCAAATTGGATACACACCACACTATCTCCATACTATGGCGCATTTCGTCCAGTGATTGATCCTGAGTTTAATAAGTATGACAATATCCTATTTGCAGATTGTGATATCATTCCTATTGATGGCCTTACTGATAACATCTTTGATGAGATGGATGATCACGATCTATTGCTTGCCGAAGAATGGAACCAACCAGAAGCAAGAGCCAAATATAATGTTGGTGGTATTACTGGTGCTAGAGATGATGAGTGGGCAGAATGGGCTAAACAGACATATGGGGTGACTGTGCCAAGAACTGAAAGTGGTAGGGTAAGAGTATTTAATTCTGGCGTTGTCTTGTACTCCAAAGAGGGACGAAAGAAGTTTCGTGACCTTGTTGGTGACTTTCCTCTGTCTGTTGCACTTTACATAAGTGGAGCCAATAGATTTCCTAAATTCTATACACTTGATCAGAACTACTTAAATATAATGATGTGTGGTGTCAATTGGGGATTGTTAGACTATAAGTGGAATAGTTCAGTAAGCTATGTGCCACAAACACAAGATCCAAGACCTGTACTTGATTTAAGAACAAAAGATACTAAGTTTGTTCACGTACAAATAAGAGGTAAAGGAGACTTTCCTATATGGAAGATGCAGAAGATTGCTGATAAACCTGTGGAAGAATGGAAGCTATGACGAAAAAGGAACTAATATGATTAATGTTGAACTAGGCCATGTAAAGAATTTGGTAGAATTTTATGATGAGATCCGTAGTGGTCAAGAGGGAGAACATGGAGATGATTATTGTGGTCAACATGATGCTATCAAGTTCTATGCTAAAGATTGTGACAGTTATAGAGAACTAGGAACACACCAAGGTGGCACATTAGCCAATGCACTTCTCAGTGGTTTTGATTATGTAGAAGGTGTTGATATTGATATGCATCGTTATCGCAAATTCTGTCAACCCCATGCAGAACACTATGCACGAGAGAATGGCATTCAGTTAGTTATTAAAGAAGTTGATAGTGCAGGTTTGGGTGCTGTGGGTAGACAAGTAGATATGCTGTTGATCGATAGTATTCACAAAGCCTACCATATGACAAAAGAATTAGACCTACATGCTCCTCTTGCTAGGAAGTATATTGTAGCACACGACACAAACACAGTTCCAGAACTACAAGCTTGTCTTGAGAGGTTCTGCCAAAAGAACTCCGAGTGGAGCATCATTGAACGTGGAGTTGTTAATGTTGGCTTTACGGTGTTACAGAAGAATGCCTAATATAATATTACAACACTTCGATGGAGAGCTACGTGAACTAGATCTTCTATCTATGACAAACATTCAAAATTATGCAAAAGATGTTGGTGCAGACTATCAACTTGTCAAAGGCATGCCATTCCGTGATCATCTAACAGCACCTTGTCAGAAGGTGTTCATGATCGACGAACAGTATGATGATTATGATGATGTTCTAATGTTAGACATTGACATGTTTGTACCAAAGAATATGAATAAGAACATATTTGATGAAGTGGGTGTTGGTTTATACAATCCTATTCAACAGAATTTACATGCCAAGTTGGTGAGACAACACTCTTTCCAAGGATCCATGGAAGCTCCTTATTGGGGTGGTGCTATCTACAAGATGGATAGAGCATTACGTCAAAAGCTGAGATCTGGATTAGGTGGTAATGAGAATTGGATGAATGCGTACAATCAACCATATCAGTGGGAAGACGAAGGCATCTTTCATACACTTGCTTTTAGAACAGGTGTTAAGATATCCGATGATCAGTTCTTACATCCAAAGTGGTGCTATGACAACTATCTAGAATATCCACAATACGCTGGAATGATCCATGTGCGTACAAAGATTACACCCACAGGACCTAAGCAAGAGAAGATCAAAAACTATAGAGCATTAGTGGAAAGGGGTATTTTATAATGGAAGCCCTTGTTATTACCATAAAGGGTAATGAATTAAGTGAAACTGCCGCCGCTAACTGTATTGCATCTTCAGCTAAGTTGGATAATAAATTTAGAGTAAAGACCTTTGAAGCTACCACACCAGAAGATGTTGAAGAGTGGGTTAAGGCATACAAGCTTACATGGAATTGGCCTTGGGATGGTGAGATCCATGACATGGCCTCTGGACTTAGGAAGGTGGCATATCAAACGGCTAACCGACATGCTCGTGTGGCATGTTCAATGAGTCATTTTAGATTATGGGATAGATGTTCTAGAAACAAATCGCCTATGCTTATACTAGAGCATGATGCAATATTTACAGACAAGATTAACGTTAAGACCTACCTAAACAAGGGATTTAATATCATAGGTATTAATTCTCCACTAGGAGCAACACGTAAGTCACAACAATTCCATGATATAATACAGAACAGAAAAGAAGTTATACAACCAGTTCCCCATATAGATGGTTGGGGTGTGCCTCAAGGTATCGCTGGAAACAGTGCATATATACTAACACCAGATGGGGCTGATGATTTGCTGAGAGCATCCTATCAGTATGGTCTGTGGCCTAATGATGCTATAATGTGTAGACAGATGATAAAGCATATAGGTGTGACTAAGAAGTATTACACTACAATTCAACGTACTAGGAGTACGACTACGTTATGAGAGCATTTGTTATCACAATAAAAGATAATCCACAGAGTGTGGAGATGTCTGATCGTTGCATCAAATCATTTAAAAAGCATAATGATGATAGTATAGAAGCATTTGATGCTATAACACCAGAAACAACTGAAGTGTTTTCTTTGGCACATTACCACGGAGTTCCTGTAAAGAACTTCTTAGAGAAATACTCTAGATATGATAGATGTGTATCCGCATTCCTATCACATTTTCTTTTATGGAAGAAGTGTATTGAGCTAGACGAATCTATTATCAT